GGAAAGACTCATTAAGGATGGTATAATGCTTAATTCAACTGATTTTATTACAAATTTAAAAAAACACAGAGGAATAGCGAAAGCTAATAAATTCCAATTATGGCAAATTGGTGGAAAAGTCCACGATGAAATAATTAAAAAAAATAACCAAAAATCTTCGAAAAATATTTATAAAAACATTGAAGATTTTCGTTACTATTGTGAAGCAGCAAATTTTCCTGGAAGAAATTTAGCAACACAAGGATTTAGGACAGGTAGTATAACAAAAGAATATATTCATTCAAACAATTTTAATGAAACTTTAAATTTAACATTCAATTTAACAGATGATATGTTTATAAAACATTATTTTGATGATTGGCAAGAAATGATATTTCCACTTGTTGAAACTAATGGGCCATTAACAAATAATATAAAAGTTTATCCGGAGGATTATTGTGCGGATGTAACAATAAAAAAATTATCAAATCAAGGAGAATATAGAGATTATACAATAATGTTAAAAGAAGCTTTTCCAAAACAAGTAAATCCAATCAACCTGAGTTTTGCGTCAAACGAACCAATGAAATTGCAAGTAGTCCTCACATATTCCAGATGGACTAAATTATAACAACAAATAATGGAGATTTATAATGCCTTTACCAAAAATTGACATACCAGCATACACAACAACATTACCATCAACAAAAAAAGAAGTAAGATTTAGACCATTTTTAGTCAAAGAAGAAAAAATTCTTCTTATGGCAAATCAAGGAGATGATGAAAATGAAAAAGTGAATGCAATAAACCAAATTGTAAACAATTGTATGATAACTGAACTTGATATTAGTAATTTACCAACCTTTGATATAGAATGGTTATTTTTACAATTAAGAATACATTCTGTTGGTGATATTATTGATATGAGGTTTCATCACACAGATCCTAACAATCCTTGTAAACATATAACAGAATCAAAATTAAATTTAAAAGATGTTGTAATAAAATACAATCCCACACATAATAAAAATATAAAAATTACAGATGATATAACACTTATTTTAAAATATCCAAAACTCGATGCTAGTTTATTTACATTATCTATGGATGATCCTGATAAAATAATAGATTTCTTATCATCAGGAATTGAATTTATAAAAGAAGGTGAAAAATTACATGAAACAAAAGATTATACTAAAGAAGAAAGAAAAGAATTTTTCGAACAACTAACACAACAACAAATGCAATTGGTTCAAAATTTTTATGAAACACAACCAGGAATAGAACATGAATTGAAATACAAATGTGAATCATGTGGAAGTCAAGAAACAGTAATACTTAGGGGCTTGCAGGATTTTTTAGGATAGGGTTCAATCACGAAAGTCTGGAATCTCACTATTTAACAAATTTCGGATTGATCCAACATCATAAATATTCACTGACAGAGCTTAATGAAATGATTCCTTGGGAGAGACAAATTTATCTTGAATTATTAACTAATTGGTTAAAAGAGCAAGAACAAAAAGCAAAAGAACAACAATTACAACAGAGAAATTAAATGGCAGCAAGAGCAATTGGGGGAACAAGTACTAAAACGTTTGGACAACAAACATTAAGACTTGGAAGATCTGAAGGTATAGCAGATTTAGCAAAAAATTTACAAAGTCACACTATTGGAAATCTTAGAAGAGTAACCCAAACAAACATGATGCAATTAGCTTCAGGTGGTTTAGGATTTCTTCCTGGCATTCTACAAGCAAGTTTATTTGACACATTTAGTGGTGGATCTGGATCATTGTCAAGAGGAAGCAGTTCTCCTGTTATGAGGAATAACGTAACAGGAACTCCGCAGTGGGCTTCTAATTTAGAAAGATTATTTAAAGAACCTTTACCTGTAAGAATTGTAAAAACTAAAGGTGACGCTCTTGCTTTGTTAGAAGCAAGAAGAGAATCTATAAATCAACCAAAAATTATAGAAGGAACTTCACGCAGAATTCCAAATGAAAAAGCTGATGGTTTGAGTTTAGGAACTTTTGCAATGGCTGGTTTTGGTGGACTTTTGCTTGCTGCACTTAATAAACTCAGAGATACTATTAATGATTGGAAACCAGACTCAGATTCTTGGTTTGATAATATTCTTCCTAATGACGTTCCAAGTGGATTGGGAATGGGAGCTACGGTTTTGTCAGCAATAGGAGTAGCACCATTTATAAAAAGGTTTTTATTTGGTGAAAAGGGAAGTCTTGGTGGAATGAAAAATGGAAAATGGGTCGCAGCAAAGCCCGCAACGGGTGGTTTATTTGGTGGAATTGGTAATTGGTTAAAAAAACAAAAAGTTAATTGGCCAAAAACTTTAAGTAGTTGGAAAGGTGCTGGCGGACTTGGAGTTTTGGGAGCTATGGGTGGTATAGGTCTTAGTTTAATCGCTCCAATAATAGATGGTGTTCAAGGATATTTTAAATCTGAAGATTGGGATGTATCAAAATTTTCAGCTACTGTTGGTTCATTCCTTGGTGGTGTTAGTAGTGGAACTGGTGGCGCATTAGAAGGAGCAATTAAATGGGGATTTCTAGGTGGCTCAATTGGTAGTGTAATTCCAGGAGTAGGTAATATTGCAGGATTCTTAATTGGATCAATTTTAGGTGGAGTTATGGGATATTTTGGTGGAGAAAGAATATCTAAAATTTTAGACGACATTGGAGATTCAGTATCAAATACTGCTGAAAGTATTTGGAATTTTAATTTTCAAGAATCTTTAAACAATGAAACAAAAAAGATTCTAGGTGCTGCTGTTGTTAATAGAAATACTAAAAGAATGACTGTCAAAAGCCCTGGACAAGGCCATGATGTCTATGATGCATCACTTGAAAATTTCGGTAAACATTTGTATTTTGCACGTTGGGACCACGCGCAATGGGGATCTGATATGCATATGAAAGATGGTAAATTTTTACCTCTATCTGATGAAGAAAAAGTCGTATATAAAAGGCTAACTGGCAAGGATTGGAAAGATTCCCAAAAAGGGCTTTACCTTAAAACTAATCAACCTTTTGCAATGGGTACTAGATTTCATACAGAAAGTAAAAAAAGTGACTATAAAAGAACATGGAAGGATAATGTTAATCCAGCTGGATGGATCTTTAAAATTTTAAGCAAAGGTTGGGACTATTTCTCGAGTGGTTTTTTAGCTTTTGCTAATCATGCAGCAGGAATGCCAATGTCACCAGAGCAACAAGAAGTAATGAAAAGCACTGGTAAATCAGCTGAAGAGTTAAAACATGAAGCGCAAAAAGCGCTAAAAGCACTCGGTCTCCCGGAGAAATCCGGAGGTTTTCTTGACCCTTCAATTATAGAAAGCCAAAAACAATACAAGACCGGTGTGTTGTTAAATGAACAAGTACCAGACATGTTGGTAGGCCAAGCTGGTGGTGGAAGTGTGGTAACTCCCACCGTTATTAATAATTACCATGAAACAAACCATAACAGTGAGGCGATATTTCAAGAGCTCAAATATACCTCAGATAGCTATGCTTTACAGCCCGGAGGCTTTCAAAACGCGTAATTGACCCAGCTCATTGTATATTAATAATTACTGTTCGTCAGCTAATTTTTGAAAATATGATAATGATTCATCATTATCAGCGGTTTCTGCAACAGCTTCTTGAACAGGAGTGTTCATTGATTGGCCACCTTCAAATGGAACTTTATTAGGATTAGACTTTTCCATCATTTCAGACATCCTATTTGATTCTACTGGAACTTGAAGTTCAGTATCAGCGTTTAAAACTCTATCCAATCTAGATTTAAGATCAGAAAATTCTTTAAACTTTTCAGAAGCAGTAAATTCCATCAAAGAATTTTCTGACTTCCAAAGATCTTCAAGTCTTGCATCATCACCATCATAAAGCGGTGATGGTGAATCAAATTCAGATTTATCAAAATTATTAAATCCATCAACTTTTCTAATCTTCAATCTAAAGTCCGCACCTTCCCAAAGATCAAAAGGATTAACTGGCGTTTCATCTTCAAATTGAGGATTCATAAGATCATTAACTTTATCAAAGATCTTTTTACCATATTTAAAAAGTCTTACTTGACCTTCATTTGCTGGATTAGCAGGATCTTTAACAATAAGAACATTTGAGACATAAACTAAACGTCTCTTTTGTTTACGAGCAATGTCTTTGTTTGCCTCAATTCCAGAATTCCACAAAGTAGAATTATATTCACATACAGGACATTTTTTACCAATAGTAGTTGGACATTCTTCAATGTACCATCCACCAACTCCTTGAAAACCATGATTCCAAGTTTTTGCCCAAGGCAAATCTTCATCTGGTGGTGCGGGAAGAAACCTAATAACCGCATAACCATTTCCAGACTTGTCCAGATCCGCTTTCCAGAAGCGAGTATCTTCAACAAATCCTTTTGAGGATTCTGTTTGTTCTTGAAGTTTTTGGTTGATTCTGTCAATTGATTTTTGACGGGATTTTTTTAAATCAGAAAATGAATTCATCGTATCTCCTTATATTTGATTGTTTAATATATTTCATCTGATTCACACTATACATAATATTATACACTATTTATACTCAAATGTCAAGTCGGGTCAACATTATTTTTCTATATTTTGATATATCATCTATTTTTAAAAATTGATCATATTTAATCATTCTACGGCAAACATCTGGCCAAACAACTTTATCAATTATTTTATTATTCCAATCACCAATAAAACTTAATATTTTATTCATAATAATTGCAGATTCTAAACTAATATGTCTACCTAATATCTGTTCCAACAAAACAGGATGTTGACCTTGCTCAACTGTAAAAATTCTATCAAATCCAAGTTCTAATCCTAATCCACTATTATTAAAATTATCAATTAGATCATATAGAGTATCAACATCTTCTTTAAAATTATATGATAATGATTCAATTTGTTTTTTCCATTCAGTAAAAACCCTTTTACAATCATCACCATACATTTCACCAATCCACATTGAAGGATTGTATACAAAATTAGCAACAAGAAACCCTTCTACTTCATCATGTTTTTTTAGATCTTTTGCTAGACTTTCAAAATAAAAAACATCATTTCTATTTTGATATGTAGAATACCTTGCAGAGACACCTCTATTCTTAAAAGAATAATTGAAGTAATTATATCTATCAGAGTTGAAGTGTCTCTTTAAAGCAAGATAAGTTTTATATACGTCAAAACCTCTCAGCATAATTATTTTTTGATAAAGTCAGTCGCCTATCATTTTTATAATAAGACTTTTTACTTTTCTTTTTAGTCTTTTGTTTTGGAGAATAATCACCAGGTACATCATCTACAGGTTTTTTAGAGAATGGATTGACGTGCGATATGGGAATATCGACACTCAGATTTAACTTTTTGCCCCACTTTCTTTCAT